TAATTCTGGTTTAAATTTTTGTGCTAAATAAAAAGCTAATCCAGACACCATGCAAGGAACAAATCTGTATGGCACATCCGTTGCATTAGTATAATCACCTATATCTTGTATTCTTTTTACAAAATAAAAATTTAAAAAATTACCAGCTTCTGATGAACCTGGTGTTAAGTATAAAGTAATTGTAACTTTATCAATAAATCTTTGAACATAGTATTGTGAGGGTTGACCTGTTGAAGTTTTATTAGAAAGACCCTGATATGTAGATCTATTGATTTTTGTAAGGGGCGTATCAACACTTGAAGAGTTTCTATAAACAGCTTCTAAAATATCATCTACACCATAAATAGCTGTGGCATCAGACGTGCCATCGCCTGTTGATCTAAACATTGTGTATACTGCTTGACCACTTACTAATGTAATTGAGTTATTTCCAATTTGCCAATAGTGTAGACCTCTATTACCCCATTCCTGAAATAATATATTAAGAGATCTTCTTGCTTGGCGCATCTGATTACCAGATACACTTTGAAGACCTATTCTTTCATAAGACTCTTCTATAATCTCATCTATAGAAAAATTCTTATCAAATACTGTTGTGCCGGAAGTAGTGTTTGCCACTTATCCTCCTTATCCGTCAAAGTAAACAGTTGCTGAGTTACATTGAGTTTCATCAAAAGTTACAAATGCACCATCTTTGTACAATATTCCATCTTGAGGAATGTTGACTGTATTGACGTCTCCTGCAGTTGCACCTGTTCTAACCGTTAACAAAGCTGTTCCTGTTAGACTTCCATTTCTAAATAAAACACTTCCAATTGATCCACCTGATTCAGCATTCACCTGTCTTACTCTAGTTCTACCTTGAAAAATAGATCCAAAAACATCTGCTGTCATTCCTAAAGATACGTTAGCAGCAGGTTGTGCGCTAACAGTAGCAGAAGTTATTGACAAGAAAGCTGTAGTAGTTCCAGAAGAAGTTTCCGCAGATCCTGTTAAAGTTATAACTTCAGTTGCATCTTCATTGTTATGATCTTTTCCAACAATCGTAACTGTTTTACCGTTGTCTCCCGTTCCAGCAGTTGTAGCTGTAATTTTTCTTGCGGTATTTGTTCCGAAAGATGAATTAGCCAGCGTAAACGTAGATGTTGGTTGAGCAGCGGCAGCCACGTAAGTTGCAGACGAAGCGTTTGTGTCTAAGAAAGTCTTCGACTTTACATCACCCATATACATAGTTTTTTCTCCTTATCTTTGGTGTGGGAGAGTATCGAAATCAAAAAGTCCCGAAGTTTCTCTCCCACATAATTATACTAGTTCGTGTTGTTAACCGACTGAGTCCAGTAAATGTTTAACACACCTTCTCCGGCAGTTAAAGCATCGTCTGTCTTAGCAGAAATAACAACCGCTTTGTCCATCTCAAAACCAGATGCGTCATCGTCTGAAACGTTTAGACAGTTTTTCATCTGAGCAAGTGATTGGTCCATACCAGTTGGTATGTGGTGAGAAGCAATGGCTTTTACATCATTGTCTGTATCACCAGCAAAGTAGTCAAGATCTAAACTGTTAAGAGTAGCTCCTCCTGCTTGTGCAACGTTAGCACCGATTTGCATGTCAAAACCAGCTGTATCGAAAGCTTCGTTAACTACAAATCTAATATCGTTAATTCTAGAAAATTTTGGAATTACAATATTGTTTGCCAAGTTTTTGTTAGATGTTGTTGAAGATTGACCAAGTGGGTATTCGTTAAATAACGATCTAGCCACAACTGAAATTAATCCAGTTTCAATCACACCAACTGCTAAAGTTCCTGCAGATCCTGAGTCTAGTGTAATACTAGTTACAGTGGCATAAGTTTTTGCTGAAGTTGCTGCTCCAGTATCTGCCAATGTTAGATCTTCAGTTTGTGCGTTTCCTAAAACATCAGTACCAGTGATCGAAGCAGTTTTGCTAGAATCATCACCACCAGATGTAATAGTTATTACAGACGCAGCTTCAAAACCACCATCAGAAGTTATTCCAGGTACATTTTGAGTTGAATCTACTAATGTAACAGAAGTTGTACTAGCTCCGTTAGAACCAGTTACAGCTAATTTGTCAGCATCAGTTGTTACAGTAAAATTACTGTGGTTTACAGGAAAAGACGCGTGACATTCTACGAATGCAACGTTTCTTACGTTTTCTGAAACGCTTGTTCCTGTGTTTGTTTGAATTCGGCCAACGTTAATTGGTCCCGAAAAGTTTGTTCTTGCCATATTTATATCCTCCTAGTTTTCCGAATGCAGTCTCTAGGCCGTCGACTATACGCGTCTACATTCTAATTAAATGTATAGTAAGAAATGTATATATTAGATTTTTAAGAAGTGCAAGAGATCCTGTAGTGAAGTTACGTATTTCAACGATGTAGCTTTTGTTTACGTAGCTACTGAAACGCTGGGTGCAGCATCTTCAATCTTATTAGTTAGATTAGCTATTTTAGCCTCCTCTAACTTAATCTGATTAACAACTTCTCTTATCTTGTTGTCAATCCGGACCATATCCAGAGTATATCTCTGGTTATCCCGTTGCTGTACCGCCCACTCTGTTTCGAGACCCCTCTTCGTTTTGTAAAGGTCCCTGATGTGCGTTTGCATTTATAACCTCCTCATAGGTTACCCATATTTTGGACTTATTAGTAAATCCATCTTTCTCCCATTTTATATCATTTTTTCCTAGTTTGTCAACTAGTGCATCTTCAAAAGCTTTACTATTATCCTCAGACTTCATATCGAAGTTAGTATAGTAGCCGTATGCTCTGATCTGTACATGGAAGTTTTTCATGGTTGCCGTGTCTTTCTATCATAAAAAAAGGGGGCTCGAAAGCCCCCTTTTAATTTAATTTATCAGTGATTACGCACCTGGTGAACCAAAGATACCTCTGAAATCAGAGAAGCCGAAAGAGTATCTCTCTCTAGCTTTGTATCTAACGTTACCTGTATCGAAGTCACCTTCCATAGCTGTCTTAATCGGTGATCTAACGAATTGTTTTAATCCATTAGGTACATCTGTAATGATAAAGAATGCGTCTGTATCAGTTAGGTAATTGTTCACTCTGTAACCTTGAGGAATCATACCCATTGATACTACTGCATTGATATCATTGTCAGCTGTTGCCGTTCTACCTTGAGATTTCATCAATCTCTCAGCAGTAAATTGAAGCTCAGATGGAATAATCATTTTTACTCCTCTTGCTGCAATTTTTAAGCCTCTTTCGTCTGTAAACGCTGCAATATCAATTAATGACTGCTCTAACGATGTTTCGTTAAGGTCAGCAGATACTGTCAATTCGTTTTTGACTGTTCCAGCTATCGTTGGGTGGTCAGTAGCACATAGCTCCTTACCATCACCACCAGCAAATGAACTGTTAAATGCATTGTTTAATACATTCGCAGCTTTTACTTGCTTAGTGTTTGCCATCGATCTCGCTAATGCTTTTGTGTATCTAGAAGCAAGTCTATCGTAAAGATTATCTTCGATAGCTTCTTCTGTGATCGCAAATGCTAAAGCGATTGTTTCGTGCGTGTATCTAGCTGTGAAAGTTTCTTGTGCGTTGTCAAAAGTTACGCCAGATCCTTCTGGTTTTACTTGAGCGTTCGCGAAACCAGATAACATTACTTCTTCTTCAAAAGCTCTGTCACTGTTTTCTGTGTCGAAAATTTCAGCATGCTGATTTTCGTATCTTTTATATTCCAAGCCGAATAATGCATTCAAACCTGGTTCTAGTTCTTTGACTAGTTGTCCTCTACTTATTGCCATAGTTATCCTCCATTATACTCCTGTTGTGCCTTTTAATTGGTGTTCATTTATGATCGTTACCAAGTTAACGTTAGCAGAACCTGCTTCGTTATTCTCGATATCTTTCGAGATACCAATTATTCTCAATTGTGCTGTAGCGTCCTTATGATCAGATTCATCTAATTCTACTTTAGATACATAATCTGGTGAAGAACCTGCTGCATACACAATATCAGCGTTTTGGCCGACGTCTGTTGCTTCAGTTGCGCCGTCCGATTGTATTTCAAACCTTTCATATGGGTCATCACTTACAAAACCTTTAATATCTGTTGCAGTATTAGAAGCGTCTAAGTGATTAGCAAATGTAGGCTTGCTTGTAGATGCGTCAGTAAAGAAAACACCACCTAGGGATCCTAGTAATGCATCTCCTGCTCCAGCTACTCCAATTGTTCCAGTTGAAAGAATTGCTACTGGATCGTTGAAGTAAATCGCTGTAGCACTTGCTGCGATATCATACTCGGATAAACCTTGGTTGTCTCTATTCTGACCAACTTTGCCCATGGGTCTTAACCCAAAAGCAGCGTCTTTATTTGCCATAGTTTTTCTCCTTTTGCAAAACCACTATCCGCGGTTTCGCGGTTAACATTAATGTGTTTTTGATATCACAAAGAAATTATTTCTTCGTACCACCAAAAGTTACACGACTTTGTCTCTCAGCATTAATCGGCATGCTAGAGTGTTGTTCCTTCATAAGGTCGTTGTTAACTGCGTCGTCTCGATCTTTAGTTTGCTGTGCAAAATAATCTTCTCGAGCTTTTGCAACCTC